TGGGCCCCAGGCATGGGAGTTCCAATTACCCATGCACTGGAATCTGGTGGCAGTTCGTCTGCTGCGCGGCGGCGTCCTCTGAAAAACGAGGAGTTACCAGGCAATGACAGGATTTCCACATCTCTGATACCCACAACGTCAGAAATTTGACGGAGGAGGTCAGAGGGCACCCATCTGGGTGTAGAGTGGTCGTCCTTGAGTAGCCTGGCGCCAATGTATATGGAATAAGATGGCACAAGGTAGTCCACCTTAGACACGTAATATCTCGTACGTGTCCGCTGTCCATATGTTTGGAATGTCCACATGCTTGTCCGGTGTTTATCCGTGACGTACCTGTAGCATTCCCTACCATGAGGAACCCCGATTAGGTCGCACTTGCAGCGTTTAGCAAGTGTAACTTCGGATGTCCTGTGATAGTAGACTTTTCCTTCCCAGTCACCCAAAAGGTGACCGTCTCCATAACCGTCGGGTCCGAAAACCCTAAAGTCGTGGGGAATCAAGTCTAGAAACCATCCGGCTGCCTCATAGTCTCCACAACGGTAATAATGATTGTGGAGGAGGTAGAGGCGCCGATATGACATATTACCGCGTAGAAACGCAGGCCTTACTGCATATCCCGAATACCAATCTGCGCCACAGCTTTCCCGAAAGGGACCATGGGCGAAACTCTTTTTGGAGTTCACCTCAAGGCCGAGATCTCGCAGAACATCGCGAAAGAACTCGAAAGCAGCAGCTGGGATGATTATATCATCACCATAAGTGGAAATCGGTCCGACGATCCTTAGATACTCCATCGTTGCCTCAGCGAGGCAGTGAAACGTGATGGATTCGACAGGAAAAGTCGTTCCGTTGCCCATCCCAGCATACGCCTGCATATGGAAAGTAGTTCCTTCATATGAGGTGTACCCGGACCGAATCGAGACCAAAATCTCAAACCAATCTGGGGGCCAGGTGTGCTCAATCAGCCCTAGGGCTAAGAGTCCACTAGCATTGGTAAGGTCGACGGTTGCAATCCCGCCTGTTAAAGACCCTAGGCGTGCCAGCTCCCTGTTACGGGACTGGTCGCTGAGATCGATACCTGCACGTTTGCAGCGAGCGCGAAGACAATCACCGTACCCATTCTGAACGAACTTGTTCATGTCGGGCTCGATGGTAATGATACGCATCGCTGCAGCGTCTTTCGGGACGAAGTCCAATCGTGACCTATGAATGGTCAACAGAAAGGAGTCTGTAGAACTACAATCCTCCATTAGGAATGATTGCAATCCAGGGACAGTCGCCAGGATCTTGCCAAGGAGCGGATCACCGGCCAACTCTTCACTGCAATGACTCAATCTCGCTATTAGTCTGCGGATTTCTGAGTCTTTCTTCTTCGTACTTGTCGAAGCACCACCAGGGCTAAAGCGATACCGGACCCCACTGGGGTCCGGAACCTCACCAACAATGTTCTGGATTTTACGCTGTGTAGCATGCAATATGCTCTCAACGGCTGGGCGGAATTGAAATCTACCCAACTTCCAAAGGTTGAAAATGAGGTTTGTCTCGCGACATCGCTGTTCGCCCTCAAGGAACTTCTTCACAGCGGCGAGCTTTGCATCGACTCCGAGTGGCAGGGAGGGCAACTTCTTTAAAAGCCCAACACCTGCAATAAAGTGCCGATAAGCTTCCGCTTCCGTGAAGATGGCTGGGTCAGTATCCAGTAGAGCAGAATAACTGCGCAAATCAACAAGCGCAGAATAAGGCTCATCTGGCCCCAGCCGCGCGAAGAACTTCTTCGCGAGCTCCGATGCGAGTCTGAGGGTGGTCTCATCGCAGGCTTCTTCATCCCACGT